AGATTTTTCAGCAACTGATACTACAATATCAGTTCCAAGTACAAAGGGATTTCCTTCAGAATATGGTCTTTTAAAGATAGATGATGAAATAATATCTTACACTGGTATCACATCTACATCTTTCACAGGATGTATTCGTGGATTTAGTGGAATTACAGGATACAATGTTGGTGTATCATCTTCACTACTCGAATTAAATCGTGAAAGTTTAGTTTTTGAAGATACAACTGCAACGTCTCATAGTTCTGGTAGCACGATTACAAATTTATCAGTATTATTTTTACAAGAATTTTACAAAAAATTAAAAAGAACATTTTTACCTGGTTTAGAAGATAATGATTTTGATACTAATTTAGATGTTGGTAATTTTGTAAAATTTGCTCGTTCTTTCTATCAGTCTAAAGGTATTGAAGAGTCAGTTAGAATTTTATTCAAAGTGTTGTATGGTGTTGATACAACAATACTTGATTTAGAAGGAAATTTAATTAAACCATCAGACGCTGAATTTATTCGTAGAGAGGTAATTGTTGCTGATTTAATATCATCTACTGGAGACCCACAAAATTTAGTTGGACAGACAATATTTAAATCAACAGACACATCAACAAATGCATCAGTATCTGAAGTTGAAATTCTAAAAAGAGATCAAAAAATATATTATAAAATTTCATTATTTGTTGGATTTAATGATCGTGATCTAATTGAAGGTGTAT